AAAATATAATATTGAAATTCCTGAAAATGAACTGACCCAGGAAGAACTTGAAAAAATCCACCGCCGGGAATCTCTTCAGGTTGTTCTACGTGCAGCAACTCATTTTTTCCGACAACATCAGACTGACAAAACCGCTGAAAAATATCTTACCTCCAGAGGCTTTACCTCCGGAGATAAGATCCTGGAACAATATCACATTGGCTATGCTCCTGCCAGCAATAAGCTCCGGGATGAATTGCAACGGCAGGGGTACGACCTGCAATTACTTCAGGATAATTCCCTGATAAAAGACGGGAAAAACGGACCTGAAGATAAATTTCAGGACCGGATAATGTTCCCGATTTTTAATCTCACCGGAAATCCGATCGGATTTCAGAGCCGACGCATCAATGACGCTTTGACCAAGATACCGAAGTACTGCAACTCTGACAACAATGAGCTATTCTGTAAAGGTTCAATCATATTCGGCCTTTACCAAGCCAGAGGAGCTATCTCCCGGGAAGATAAAGTGTACTGGGTAGAAGGACAATTCGATGTACTGACATTTGTAAAGGCTGAAATTCCGAATACAGTTTGTGGCTCCGGCACAGCCATGACCGAAGAACAGATCCGGACACTGCTGCGTTTTACACGCAATATTACGTTGATCTATGACGGTGACAATGCCGGACAGGAAGCTGCACAGAAAAATATTACTGCCTTAATCGAACAGGGCGCAATTGTCCGGTGTGTGAAATTACCTACTGGTGAAGATCCGGATAGTTTTGCCCGGAAAATGAATCCGGCCGACTTGAAAAAATACCTGAAAAAGCAGGAAAAAGATTTCGCCAGTTTTCTGGCCGAATTAAACGAGCCTCATTTTCACGATCCGGAATTGAAAGAAAAATGCCTGGAGGAAATATGTAGGCTGATCGCATTTCTCCGGAAAGAATCCCTTCAGGCTTCATACATTAGAAATATCGCAAAAATATTCGATCTGGATGAAAGCATTATCTGGAGTAAAATCCGTGAAACGGTCAAATCTCTTCCGGCAGAAGCTTATATTAAAGATGGTTTCTACGGAATCGATGAATCCTTGGAAATGCTTCAGGACAACCCCGGTAACTGTATTCTAACCGGAAATTTCGAACTTTTCTCAAAACACTACGGGAATGATCCGGTCGTATATTTTTCAGGACAGGTCCCGACCGATCAGATACAGAATTTTCAGCGTTTTATCGACAATGTTGAATTTCAGGATAATTATGCCCTGACCTTTGACGATAAAAAAGAATCGAAATCTTTACTGTTATTGAAAGCCCTGTTTCGAGCAGGCGTTGCTGTCACTGTTCTCTCTCCGGAATCCGGTGCTGTCGGGTTTGCACAATATTATGTGAAAATGTACGGCAGCGTAATGGACAGTGCAAATGAGACACAACGGGCTGTTTATGTTGATCGGTGTGCTGAGCTGATATCATGTGCCGGAGAAACTGTCCGTACAGTCATGGCGAATTCATGGGCTTCCAGTCTTGGATTGAAAATCGCACAATATAAAGACATCCTGAAACCTTATCTGGAAAAACGCCGGAGTAAATCCGCTATAAACACCCAGCGGATTGATGTCGATGATTTCCTCATTGCTTACGATCCGGAAAAAATCCCGGAATACGTCGAGGAAAACGAGGAATACAAAAGAATTTACCGTCGTTACGGCTTTTTTCCACTCCTGAACAAAAAAAGCGAACCGGTATGTTATATGTTCCGCAACGAGAAAGGGGGACACATTCAGGTTTCTGATTTCTACATGACTCCCCTTTTACATATTTACGATCAGGATTCTGAGTTCAACAAACGGGTTATAAAAATTACCCGGCTATATTCTCAACAGCCTCTCTATATCGAGGTGAAAAGTAAAAGCCTTGCTAAACTTAGCAGCTTCGAAGAGATCCTTCTGAATGAGGAAGCCTTGAATTTTGAAAATGGTAACGATACATATTTCAAAAAGATCCGCCAGGCTATGAGCTACAATTATACCAAATGTACTGAGTTAAAAGTATTCGGGCAACAATCAGAAGGTTTCTTTGCCTTTGCCAATGCTATATTCCACAAAGTCGAAAAAGAATTCCGGATCGATTACGCCGACGATCTCGGAGTCATGACGCACGATGATGAAAACTATTATAGTCCTGCATACAGCAAAATCTACTCCGGTCTCCGGAAAGATTCCGACAAATATGAACAACATCGGTATTTCATTTTTAAAGACATCCCGGTAGAAAAACAATGCTCCTTCCAGGAATGGGCCAGTCTGATGGACGAAGTATATAAGATCAATCACAATGGCAAATGGGCCGTCATTTATGCAATTATGTGTACCTTCCGGTCAGATATCCACGCCATTGACCGATTATTTACCTCCTTATTTTTCGTCGGGCCAACCATGTCCGGGAAAACCCAGATCGCTATCTCCATCCGCTCCCTTTTCGTAGATCCCAAAGCTCCGTCCTTTAATTTAAACTCTGGTACCGATGCCGCCTTTTTCACTCTGATGGAAGGTTTCCGGGATATTCCTCAGGTTCTTGAAGAATACAACAATAAGAGCATTACGGATGCGAAATTTCAGGGCCTGAAGGCAATCACTTACGACGGAGACGGGAAACAGAAACGGAAAGGGATAAACGACCGCGATCTGGATACCAGTAAAGTGAACAGTCCAGTCATTATTCTGGGTCAGGAAACCCCGGAACGGGACGACAACGCCCTGATGAATCGCGTAGTACTATGTGAAGTCCCCAAACGGACAGAAGAATATACTGCCCGGGAGACTGAAGTATTTCAACGATTGAAAGATTCCGAAAAGACCGGACTTTGCAATGTTCTGTTTGAGATTCTGAAATTACGTCCGATTGTCCAGGAACACTTCAAGCATCTTGAGCGAACCACAAACAAGGAGCTGACCGATGCCGTACTCTCCGGAGGGGATGCTTCAGGCGACATGGTCCGGATTATAAAAACAGTTTCCCTGTTCCTGACAATGTGCCGTCTTTTAGAAACATATGCTCCACACCTGCAATTACCCTTTACATATCAGGAATTTTTTAACCTGGCTAAAGATAAGGTAAAATGGCAAATAGAACTGATCAGTCACTCTGACAAGCTAGCCGGATTCTTCAAAGCCATTGAAGTCATGATAAATACCGGAACTATAAAAGAAGGACGCGACTACGATATCTCCCAACCGGGAAAATTGACATTAAAAGCTTCAGGCGGCGAATCAGCTCAGGTTAACCTGAAAGCCGACGAAAAAATTCTGTTCATCCGACTGGCCAATTTATTTACCTATTATGCAAAATCGTCCTACAATACAGAAAGTGCAACACAATCGACTATCGAACAGAACTTACGGTCAAACCCGGCCTATATCGGTGTTGTCAGCAGCCGGAAATTCCGATGGAAAGAGGTCGAAGAAGTGCCGAAATCTGAAGTAAGCGGCAATATGGAAATGATCCGGATCATGAGAGACAGGATACAAACAACTTCCTGTATTGCCCTAAACTACGATATATTCCGGAAGTATTTCGATATCGATCTGGAACGAAGTGCACCTCCTGAACAACCCGAAACAACTGAACTGAAAGAAAGACAGCTTTGTGAAGACAAAGTACTATTCTAAAGAGACAACCCGGCCGATTGGCCGGGTTTTTCAATTCCCGGTATTCTCGGCAAGAATACCGGAACCTTTTTTTCATATAAGGACTGGCCGGAATCGAAAACCATATGAGTCCGATCCAGTCATTTTTCCCCCCATACCCCCCCAATATTCAGAGGAAAATTATAAAAGAGAGTTTTTCTGAAAAATTTTCCAGAAAACAGCGACCTACCGACCTACCGACCTACCAAAGAAACTTTTTTCAAAAATAGAAACACACGTAAAGCTTTATATATTATATATTTATAAGAAAAAATTATATATATATTCATAGGTAGGTCAATGGTAGGTTGGTAGGTTTTGGTAGGTCGGGTAGGTTTTAGCCTTATTCAGTGTTTTCTCCCTGTAAAAATCCTAAAACCTACCAAAAACGTCAAAAAAGGGCTTGGTAGGTCGGGTAGGTCGTCATTTTTCTATGTTTTTTCACCTCTCCGTTTTTGCTTTTTGCTTTATTTTCAGTATATTAGCTTTTGAAATCCGGCCGTGGTAGGTCGGTAGGTCGGTAGGTCGCAAAAATTAGTGAAAACAATTTCAAAAAATAGTTTTTTGTCTTTTCCGGACAAAATCAGAGATATTAAATTCGGTTGAAAATGGAAATTTATACAGTTAAAGCCTATACAAAGGCATATCTGGAAAACAATTACGGCAATCCGGCGGATATCCGGCAAGATCCCGAGCTGAATGACATGGTCACCATGATGCTCCGCGAAGGATCCACGCGCCTGGATAAAATCATTTCATCCAACTTTCCGGCTACCGTGGAGCTGAGAATCACAAAGGATACTTTCTTCCGGTATGGATTTACACTCACTAAAACAGAAACGCTGAAACTAAATTCCTTTCTTGAAAAAAGAATCAAGTTTTTGGCCCGTATTCACATCGCATACCATCAAAGCCTGGGCTATTCGGTTGCGAAATGTATCAGGGATTTTCAGGAAACTTTCGGCTTCCCGGAAGACGTCTGGGGATATGATTCCATTAAAAAAGATTTCGACCGGAACGGTTCCCTGGTACAAAAACGGCTGATCGGAAATTTCAGGAACGAATTAAGCAGAATATTTATGGAAATGTTGTCGGATATCGGGACACCGCTGAAGGTTGTCGGTAAAAGACAGCTCTAATAACAACAATATGGATAATACAGGTGGTTTAGTAAAAATATATGTCTGTCCGGTTTCAAATATTAGTGATTCTGGCCAGATTATAGATCAGGAACGTTTAATTCAGGTTAATTTCATTCTGGATTCTGCCAAACGGAAATGTACCCGGAAAGATGATAAAAACGGGGAATATTACGACCTGAAAATAGAATGCACTGTTGCCCGATCCGATAAAGACAACTTTTACACCGAATTACTCCTGAACAACTTCGTTGTGATCACATCCGATAGTAATAATATCACCCGGATTGACGGCACCCGGAATGAACCCTTGCGTTATGAAATTGAATCAGACACCGGCGAAGAATTTGAGGACCTGAATTGTGTAAAACTCGAGTTTTCCCGAAAATTACGCTTCCCTTCCCCGTTAATAAGTTTGTAACTGTCCTTTTTCTACCTGTCCGATAGCCATAATATTGTCTGAAAAACAATATTATGGCGACTACAGAATTCGACATTGATTCCTATATCGGGGAATGGGGCTACTCAAATCGTTACATTAAATCTTACCTGAATGCTGCCGGAAAAAATCCGGTTATTTGTCATGTTTGCAGTGGTGGCGGCGACTTCCTGATGGCAATCAACATCAAAGATCAGTTTGCAGCTCACGGAAGTGTAACTGTAGATATTTCAGGGTACGCAGCCAGTGCTGCTACTTTAATAGGCCTGGGTGCAAAACATACCCGTATCAGCAATTCATCTTTCTATCTTATACATAAAGTCATGTCCTGGGTGGATGCCTGGGGAGGCATGAATGAAGATCAGATATCCGATCTGATTACTCACCTGGAAAAAGTTAAAGATGAAAATGAGAAAATGACTCTGGTAGCTGCAAAAGCATATGCAGACAGATCCGGAAAGCCGGTTCTGGAAATTCTGAACCTGATGAAAGAAGAAAAATGGCTGACAGCCGATGAAGCAAAAGAATGGGGCTTCGTTGACGAAGTATATAACACTACAACCACAAAAATCAATCTGGCAAAAGTCTCTGAAAAGTTCAACATGATGGGGCTTCCCAAACTTCCGGATTCTTCCGCATCTGACGACGACTCACTCGTTGGTAAAGTTGTTTCCGGAATCCGCGAATTCTTCAGCAAAGAAAATACTCTGATTTTTACACAATCCAAAATAGACCAAAAACCAATGAAACAATTCACCCTACTCAATTCGATTCTGGCTGTCACATCTCTGGAAAGCCAGGACGGGAAAGGCGCATATCTGAATGAGGCACAACTTCAAGCCTTCGAAGATGCTATTTCCGGAAAGGACAACCGGATCACTGAACTCACTCAGCATGAAACAAACTACAACAATGCAGTCGATAAACTGAACGCCCTGCATCCGGATGTTGCTTCAGCAAAAGACCTGGCAGAAAAAGTAAATGTTTTATCCCGGAAACTGGCAGAAAAACCGGGTGTTCCGGCTTCCGGACAGTCTGAAAATCCTCAGAATCAAAACGACGGGGTTGACTGGGATAAAATGATGTCCCTCGAACACATGAAAGATTAACCTTTAAACATCAATAACACAATGAATGTATCTGAAATTATCACCGCTTTCGGTGCCTATTATCTGAACTCAGGTCAGAACATGAACAACATCCTCCGGATGCTGACCCAGGGTGCTGTTACTCCCTCCTTTATGACTCCGATAAAAACGGAAGAGACGATTTACCGGATGTCTTCCGTCACTGTCGGGAGTCTTGTACAATCTTTCCAGAAAGACTGGACTCCTTCCGATCCGGGAATATTCGTTCCGAACGAAATCCGGAAACGTCACATGAAAATAGATATCGATATTTTTCCGGACGATATCGAAGACACCTGGTTGGGTTTTCTGGCTTCAAACAATTTGTCCAAAAAGGACTGGCCGCTTATCCGTTACATGATCGAGAAAGTATATATTCCGAAAATTCATGAGGATCTGGAGATGAAAGCCTACTACACCGGCAAGTACAAAGCTCCTACTGCCAAAACAGCCAACAAACCGGAAGATGTTATGGACGGTCTGAAAAGCTGTATACAGAAAGGAGTAGATGCCGATAAATCACACGTTCTTACCGATATC